TTATAAGCCTCTGAGTTCATTAAATTACGAGTCTTACGACCAAATCTAAACGCTAACTCAGCAGTGTGCGTAGTCTGCATAATCTTTAACGTAGGGCGTCGTCCCATCAACCACGCAGGTAATAAATAACTTCCGAATTCAGATTTCGTGTGCCGAGGTGGCATATTCACAATTAATCGTTTTAACTCTCCACAAGCCAAACGGTTAAACTTCTCTGCCATTATTTTATGGTGGCGTCCATTTATAAAATCTTCCCACACAGCCTTAGTAAAAGCCATAAAATCATCACGGGCTAACTCTGATTCATTGATCTCCTTAGCTCGATCCAATAAAGTCGCAAACTTCTTCAAATGCTCTTCTGGCACATTAGTTAGATCAAAGCTCATATTTTCAAAATACATCGAAAAATTTCAAAGGGCAATGAACCTATAATCAATATACACAATAGGGGGGTGCATGATCTCGGCTTTTGATCGAGTAAAGTTCACTATCCATGAAAAATGTTTTTGGATCTCGAAGAAATATCTAAAACTTGGTTACACCTGACGGCATAACCAAAGGTCGTCTCACAGGGGGGTGGTGGGGGGTGGGGGGGTCAATGGTGACCAGTGATTGGCTAGGGGGACCCATCCCCCTAGCCGTTGACATTAGACCTTTGCTTGTGGCTGAACTACTAATTTGACGTAGCCAGTGCCGTAAACTTTTGAGCTTGGAGTGTAACCACCATTTAACATTGCCAATAAACAAATAGGTGATTTAGTGCTGTGACCCAAAGGCTTGGCAGCATTAAGAATTGAAAACAAGCTGTGACTACCGTCAACACCTTTCAACAACCAATCTTGAATTGTAGCGCGGACACCGCCAGTTTTACCAGTGTATCCAAATGGTACAGGCTGATCAGAATCTAACTTAACATTGTCAAGTGGAACAACCTGAACATTATGTATATTGCCACCTGCTTCAGCGTTAACGAACGCCCAGATGTCAGAGTAGTTAAGAGGAGAACCAGTATTTTGTAGCGTTGCTACTGCGACTGATTGAGTTGCGGTTTTTGTTTTTGCTTGTGCCATTTTATAACCCTTTCTACGGTTTATGACTGTAACCATTATTGGCTACATATTCTTTCTACTATAGTTCACTATTATTGTAAACCCCTTTTGTGAACTTTTTTACATTTTATTTAAACTAATAATGCTGACTATTATTATGACAGCAACTATCAAGATTGACATATTCATTCCTTATTGTTATTAACATTAACAAATGTAACCCAGTGAAATGTCAAACAGTATTTTGTTTAATCTTTTTTTGTGGGGGAAAATCCTCAAGAATCTTCAAACGATGATTAATGATGAGTACTTGAGGAAGATTGATTAATATATATACTCATATATATATGTCGTCTTTCATCCTCAGGAAAGGGATCATTATCTTTCTTCCTCGGGAAAGGGAAGGGAGAAAAAGGGGACCGAAGTCCCCTGATCCTTAAGCTTGAACTACGAGCTTGACATATGGTGTCATCCAGTATTTACTAGACGGTGAGTATCCACCATGCAAGAGCGCGTGTAGACAAACAGGCTTTTTGCGACTGTGTCCTAATGGAGCGGCTTTAGTGAGAACCGCTTTAAGTGTGAGATCGCCATCAACACCGCGTAGCATCCAGTCTTGTATTTTCTGGCGTACACCCCCGGAACGTCCACCGTAACCAAATGGCACAGGCGCGTCAGACTTGAGGTCAACATTGTCAAGAGGTACGATTTTCACGTTAGCCTCATTGCCACCTGCCTTAGTCTGGACAAAATTCCAGATGTCATCGTAAGTAAGCTCTTGGTCAGTGACCATTAACTCAACGGATTTTACCACCTTTTTAGTGGCAGATTTAGGGGAAGTCTTTTTAGCTGTATTAGCCATGATTAGCTCCTTTCTACGAGCAAGAAATTATGGCGCTTTGTATGTCCCTATTAATAAGTGCGCCACGACTTACTAATCAAGTACTCCAGAATGTCTAGTCCAGTGTCTGGTCACCGTGTACTGGCGAAACTGTGCCAGTAACTATAGAATAGCAAATAGTGAACTCAGGCGCAAGTCTTTTATACTCTTAAATAATCTTTTTTTATAGGGGCAAAATCCTCAAGAATCATCGGTCATCGTCAATCATCATCTGTCTACGAATCATCGTTCATCGTCATTCATCCTCAAAGCCATGTCATCATCTTTCATCCTCTATGATGGGAGGAAATTGGAGATCTTCCTCCTTGTGATGGGACGATTTTGAGGATAGAATATGATTGATAATACCTGTCCAATCGTACGGTGTCGGGGAACTCCAATCAGGTGTCCATGATTCTCCGTTTCCTGCTATCTCTATCGCTCTTTCACCGCTAAATATATTTAGGGTATGGGAAGAAGGATGATGAACCAAGTTATAAATTGAGCCACCATTCATAAAATATCTTGTTTGCCACGCGATTTGATGTGGACGTAGAGTTATAGACTTTAGTGACTTTAACCTGTGAACTTTGAGTTCTAGCCAAAAAGGATGACCTTGGACGATGCCATGTAAGTCAGGAACTCCAGGACTTGCCCATGATTCTAGGCGTGTCCAAAACACGCCCAGATCCTTAGTACCATCACGGAGTTTATACCATAATTGTGACTCGGGTTTTGTACCCATTAGTCTACGAGCTCCCCTGTTATAATAAAATCCATACGCTCAGCGCATTTGGGACAAGGTGTTTTATCCTCGTCGTAATAGTCTGCGGCATAATTGTTGCCGAGCAACGGCATCCCACATAATGTCCTGCTTGTGCCATCAGCCATTGAGAAATGCTGTTGTCCTAACTTTTTAGTCCACTCATAAAATTTAGTAGCCATATTAAAGATGCTCCGTTAAAAATTGGTCAAGAGTACCAAACCAATGCGGAGTTTCTGTCCCATTTTCAATCTGATGTACTGTAACATTGACCTCATAAGGTTTGACCTCGGTTAAAGTGTAACCCCACTCAAGATCTCCTGCCTCTAAACGGTTGAGTTGCGGCACAGCGTTGAGACCTTTGTCTTCTACAACATAAACAAATTGGTTGAGAAGGTCGGGATCTGACGGTTCACTGAGCTCTGCGAAATGAACCATATCTTCAAAATACTTTGCTGCTCCCTCAGGATCTCCGTCCCAGTGTACATAAATATGTTTAGGTTTAGAATCATGTGCCTCAAAGTTGGCAAATGTATAGATTGCTCTGGTAGCCATTTTAAAATCCTTTCTGCGATTTTTTGTTGCTATACTTTACTGTAGCACAGGTAATTGTCAGGTGGTGTCTTTTGTTATCTTTTTTTGTGCCGTACCCTCGATGACCATATTACCATCAGCTACTGCTGCGAGTGCAGGGAACTCTTTTTGCAAACGCTCTATTTCTTTCATAACTTGTTCTCTATCCATTTGATCAATACGTCCATGAAGGATTTCTTTACGATCTATGTAGATCCCTGCCGCTTGTCCTCTAGATTTTTCGGCTGCGACTGCCGCTGCAAAGTTTCCTCCAGTAAGGGCAGCATCACGTATCTCGGCTAGTTTTTTAACGTGTCCTTCAAAACTTACCTCGTACTTTTTAGATAGCTCACTCTTTAGTTCGCCTATCCTTTGCACAACTTGAGGATATCTTTGCCCATTGAGTAATTGTGATGCAATGGCGTGGGCAGATTTTACAGAATATCCTGCTCTTACAGCAGCCTCAGTTTGGCTAACATCTTCGCAAACGTAGATTCTACAAAACTCCTCTTGTTTCGGAGTGATTCCTTTCTCTACACGAGGATTAGCGACGACATTGATACTGGGTTTGTGAGTGGCTTTTGCAAGAGGCATTTTACTTTTCCTTCTCGTTATGATGGGACCACTTTACTTAATAGGAGGGAAAAAGAAAAGTAGCCATTTTAAAACAGCCCTGATTTAAAGTCGCGCGGACACGAAAGTAATGATCTATTGTGATCAAGATATCGGAGTCAGAGAGCCATAATCCATGCTAACCTATTGAATATATGGGGATAGTGAGATATTGTATATTATCAAATCTTTAAAAACAAAAACAGTCCTATCCATAATTCACCCCTATATAGCAAAGTCCATATAATATACAAAAAGACCCCCTGACCAGAAAGGTGGAATCAGGGGGTTTGAGTGAGAGCATACAACTTGGGAGGTGAGCTTATGCTTATTTACGATACCAAGAATAAATTTTTGACACAAGTCTTTTCCAAAAAGTTTTTTCTTTCTGGCGTTCGTATTCCCAAACGTCGGCACTTGCCCCTGATGCAGAAAGCACAGTCACGGCTTCCGATTGAGCAGATTTAGTTGATCTAAAATTAGCACTCTTTGTATTTAACTTTTTGCCGAGCGTATACACGATATACTTATACTGACTAGGTGTAAGTCCATGAAAAGATTGTATTTGTTTAGCAGTCAATCCTTTTTCTTTATCCGTAAGAATTCTTGCTACAAACGCATCACTTGGGCGTGTCCTATCAGTTTGCTTGCTCATCAGTTTCTCCTAACTTACTGCGGATGAAAAACATTCCCGACTGCTCAGGAATCCATGGTTCGCCATCCTTAAATATAGCTTCAACTTCATTTGACTTGCTTGCATCATACAAACAATCTGAACATAATTTGACATATTTTTTATCTTCTGGCAAGCCTTCTGCTGTAGCTCGCACCCAATGCACTTGAGTTGGTAGACTGCGGTGCATCTTTACACCAAACTGAGGTTCCCCTAATGCTTGACACATAGGGCAGTAATCCTCGCTAGGTTCTTCTATATGAAAGGTTAATAAAGGATTAGTCATGCTTAACCTCCCCATATTTTTCAGGTGCAGGAATCGTTTCCACAACTGGTTCTAGCATAAATTTAACATGGACATACCCACTCTGCATTGAGCTTATGCTGTATGAACATGGACAAGTATCAAGCCATTTTAAAAATGGTTCAAGATCTTTTGCTCTTACTATAAATGCCATCACTTCACTCTCCCTTCACGTTCAGTATGGTCACGATCATGGATAAATCGTAAAACTTTGGGCAACAATTTATAGATGCAAGAATTTATATTTAATCGCCCACTAAGCAGAGCATCATCTGTCCAAGAAGTTTGTTTGCCCTCAAATAAACGCCATACATTATCAGTATAATCTAGTGACAAACAATAATATTGATTAGCTCGGGTTTCAAACCCTGCCGAATCATAACATAAATCTGTTATATCTATGCTATAATCCCTTAACGCAATTTTATTCACTTCACTCTCCCTTCACGTTTGGAATCTTTTGTTCGGCGAGTATCTAACAAGTGTACTTGCCTATTGATATCAGCCACCCTTTTTTCTAATCTTTTCAAAGCGTTAGCCTCATTGAAACAGATTGTAGCTAGGGTGAATATGACTACCCCTAACTTACGGCTGTCATCAAAATCTTTCAAAGGAACGCCAATAGCTTCATGTTCTAGTTGAAACTCTCGTTCAGAGGCGTAAAGTAACGAGCTAATAATAGCTCGCACTTGTGCGATAGAGTGGGTAGTCTGTAAATATTTACGCTTCATATCATACCCTCAATGAAGCGTTGTTAATTTCAAGGGTTGCATCGTTAAGCTCAACACTAGCATCAATATCTACATCTGCACTGCGTATAAGCTCTTTTACTTTTTCTTCAAACAAAGGCCACATTGCATCATGTAAGTCTTTATTATCAAGAAAAACAGTTTTTACAGCCTCAGTAAGCCTATCAGTTACTCTTTCACTAGGCGGTATTTTTATAGAAATCCGTAGGCATTCATTGTGCAGTTTCTCAATTTCATCTGCCAACATACGGAGTGTCTGCCCTAAGTTTTCACAATCGGCAGAAATTTTCCCTGCTATATCCGGAACAGTAGACTCGCTAGTCCTATTAGGATCAACATAAATATCAGATAACCCATTTACTTCTTCTTTCTCATTCATGATATACTCCTTTCTTGAGTAATCGTTTGGTTAGGTTGGTATGATGTGCAACAAGCCGAAAGGACAAGTGTAATGTCATACACAAAAATGACGAGTGCTGCACACCATATAATTATACTACTACAGGATAAAATTAATGATAAGTATCAATTTA